TTAACACCAGTATTCCATATTGTTGTTGCCGGAATCATTTGTTCAACTAATCTAATCCAATAATCGCCCATACCATTAACATAATCAATCATTGTTTGATAATTGAAGTTATCGTTAGGAACATTAATTGCTTGTTCGGACTCTAAATATTTCCAATATATTGATGATAATGTTGGATATCCACTAGTTTTACCATCGGTCATAAACTGTCTATTCCTTACATTTATCATATTCTTCCAAAACGTTTGAGCAAACTCAAAAAATGTTTTTTGTTTTGGTTTTGGTACTATTACCGTCCAATCTATACCTCCTCTGTTTGGATATTCAATATTTGGATATGGATTACAATAAGTGGGGTCTACATAGAATAAACCTTGTTCCGGTATTGGGTAATTATATCTTCTTGACATTGACCAAACATCATAAACCAACCCTTGAGCAGGATTCATAAAAAGATCAACATTTTTTACATTTATAACCAATCTATCATCAGAAACCCCATAGTAAGCATTAAAGTTACCATCAAAATTTTTTCTTAGATATTTTTCATTATCAGTCCAACTTTTTTTGTTATCCACAGTTTTTCTAAGGTTAAACCCTAAGTTCATATAAGGGAAACTACGATATCTTTCCAAATATTCTTGACCATAATTAAATGGTAATAATTTTGTTTGATAATTAGGGTTAGCCCCCGTAAACACACTATTTGTTAAATCTACTTGTTCCGGCATCCTATGTTGTGGGGTTGATTCAAACCAACCTCCTCCAATTTGAAAGAAATACGTATCTGTTGGTACAGGCATACTTGGGAAACCATAACTATCAATCGGATAATCATTTATCGTTAATGATACATCCTGACTAATTGTTGTTGTTGTAAACCCTGTGTACTGAACACCCATTATAGAAAACAAATCATTCGTATCTAAAACAGGTAATTCTTGGGAATAAGTTCCTCCCGATATTTGAGCATATTGTATATTAAATTGTCTTAAATTAATTTTTTGATCAGCAACATATACGTGTTCATTAAATTCAGTTAATGCTTCAGGAGCTCCAACCATTCTTAATAAAATTTCTATTGATTTTCTTGTACCTTTTGATTTGAATAAAAAAGCGGAATTTAATATTAAGTTTCTAAAATATTGGTAGTTTAATTCCTCAGGTGTTTGACCTTGAGGCAAACCTGTAAAAGCATTACTACCGTCACTAAATACAGCATTTAATAACTGATCATTAGTGATCGGGGATATGTTAATATTCCACCCTAGTGTTTGTGCTAAGTTTTTAAGTAATTGTGATGGTATATCATTTTTAACATTATAATTAACTGAATTCATGTTGGCAAGAGCCGTAATGAATTTTCTTGTCTCATCAAAACTTCTACCATAAATTTGTAAAACCTTTTCCATTTTTCTATCCGAAGTATCAAATTCTTTGATTGCATCTGCGGTTAAAAATCTTGTTATTAAGTTAGTTTTATATAAATCAATATATTCAGCAATGGTATTTAATTTTGTTAAATAGTTTGTAAATTTTGGTGAAACAATATCTAAGTTCCACGTACCAATTAATGGAAATATTGCAACTTCTTGACCATATGAATATGTACCGTCTTCATTCTCTATAGGTACTTGAAAATACGCACTATAAATCGGAACCATGTTTCTATTAAGTAGGAAATTTTCTACCTGATCTAAATTTTCATTAAAAACTTTATTTACATAAAGTTGTTTTGGTCTTATTAAGAAGTTATCACTACTTGTTGTATTACTTAAAAATGGATTACCATTAACGTATATTTTAAAAACTGTATCTGTTGGTTGCGCAGGTATAAAATCAGAAACAGGATATTCAACATCATTTAAAAATAACGAGTATTTCAAATATTGAGTTGTAAAGTTTCTTAAATAAGAAACAGGAATTTCTCTTAGTTCTATATTTCTTGTGGCATCAACAGTGTAGTCAATACCAAATGGATTCCTAATAACTGAAATAGGTATTTCAAAATATGTTTCATCCTCAACACTATTATATGATGCATTTTGTACTGTTAAAGATGTAACAAAATTAGGTTGAGTACTTTGTATGTCTAACGCAGCCGGAAAATAATTTATTATATTACTTACCGAAGTTGACATTCTTTTTGTTAAAGACCCAAACATGGTAAAATTAGTTACCTGACTTAAATCAAAATTAGGATAAACCCTAAAATTATCGGCAATTAATTTTTTTGATTCCTCAATACTATTAATATTTAACGTATCTAAAGATATTGGATCAGAAAAAGATCCTATAGAAAATGTTCTATTTTGTTTTTCGGTAATATTTGTTGTAAACTCAAAATTTGCTTGGGTAAGACCTCCCCCATCAACTAATTGTAACCCAACTAAGTTGTCAGAAAAAGTGCCTTGACCGCTGGCAGGCTGAGGAGGACATTTATATTTATTTACCGCCATTATGAAGTTATATTTGAGAAGTTTTTACTAAAATCAATGTTATCACCTCTATCTTGTCTTACCTCATATAATAAATTATTAAATTGATCTCTAATCTCATAAAGGTTGTATTGTTTGTAGATATTGTTATCACTATCGTAAATGGTGTATATACCATCATCCATAGATTTGGTTTGATTACCGTATAACGCAATCGCCAATGTTGATATATCGTGTTCAACAATTTCAATTTCAACCGTTGTTGGGTTGAAGAATGTATTTGAGATTATAATATTTTGATCAGGTTGTCCAATAAATGGTGTTGCATTTGGTTTATTGGTTGGTGATGATGATGGTGATAACGTACAAAAAATCAAGTTTGTTGACGCTTCTACATATCTATATCTTATCGCTTTTTGACTAGTGTTTGTTAAATTTTCAACCACAGGTTCACAATAAAATGATGAGGTTATTATCCTAAAGAAGTTAGGAATTTTTGTTCCATCAGAATTTAAATATTCAACTCTAAAACCAACTAAACCTTGATTAATAAATTTGTTTCTAAAGTTAGATGGTACATTATTGATGTCTACAACGATACCTTTAACATTTGGTAATGCAGATAAAATACCACAGTCAAGAATTTTAGTTCTAATTTCCGCAGGTCTTATATATAGTGTGTAAATCCCTAATTGGTTAAATTGATCGGTTGGTAATTTAAGATTATATAAACCCCCAAGTATTTCAACATTCGCATTACCACCAGTAGTTCCATTGTGGAAATATGGTCGTAATACAGTACTAGCATTTAATTTTGTTAGTACGAAATTGTCCGTTTCGTCTCTTGATGGTGTATAATTTAAAATTATTTCTACGTCATCAGGACTCACATCAGCACTTCTTATTGTTCCGTAATTACCTGTAGCCACAATTATTAGTTTTTAAAATTTGTTTATCGTTTAAATATAAATACTCAAAATCATTGTTTTTCAACATTAAAAAATCCATATCCATATTTTTCTAAGTCCCCAACATTATCCACTTCACCAAGTCGTTCAACGAATTCTAATGCTGAATTTTTACCTCTTTCAACATATACATCTGTTTGAATTTCGGGTTGATCAACCACATTAAGCAATGCCTCATTTTTAGTTATCGCCGATAATATTAAATCATTTTGCGTAAATCCAGATGAATCAATGACATATATTGTAGTACCATCATTATAATCATAATAAAGAATATCATTAATTGTATATGCAGTATATGTATTTGTTGGATCTGGTCCCCAATAAGTCCCAACAGATTCTGATGTACCCGTAACTTGTATACCTAATTTAAATTTACCACCAAATAAATTATATGTTGGCCCATACACTCTTAAATCATTAACATTTGATTGTGTTAATCCTGTAATTACAAATGGTACCGTAGTATAATTAGAACTTATATAATCATTTACATTTGTATTTGAATCCCCCGAAAAAATGTAATCATAACTAAATGATGTATTTGCCCAACTTCCACCAGCAGGAGTAAAAGTCGCCACACCATTAGGATTTAAAATTGGTACATTAGTAAATGGTACCGTAACTGTTTTGGTTATAATAGATATCCCCCAAGGTGAAGTCGCCTTTAATGTAATTGTAAAAGTTTGATTAACAACAGGGTAAACATGGGTATATTGTGTTGGACTTGTTACAGTTTGTATAGGTGACCCATCACCCCAATCAACAGTATACGTTGAGACGGACAAAAACTTTTTAAACTCCGTATCCGAAGTATTAAAGAAAAAAAACGTGTATGGATTACTTGTTGTTGCCGAAAATATAAAATTAGTAATAACTTCTTTTTGTAATATTGCTCCATCAAAAACAGAATAATAACCAATATCAGTTGCAACCTCAGTTAAAAGGATTGGAATGGTTAATCCCGTTAACAGTGATTGACCATTTGTCCCCCCTGATAAAATCTGAGACATACCTGAGTACACACCCGTAAATCCAGTCAATGTCGTGGGGGTTACCGAAGTAATAGAACAACAAGGATCAGCACTATACGCATATCCGGTATTCTCAATATACGTAACTTCCACAATGTCTCTCTTAACATTTTCGGGAGATATTTTAAAATAATATTTTTGTTCTTCCATCTTACGGGTTTACATATTCATACCACAAAATTGGGAATCCATCAATACCAACTCTTTGTGTTAAATTAGAAGTCGCATAAACTTCATAAGTTTTATTTATATAATCTAAATTCACTTTGTAGTAAAAGTATTCATTAGGATTAAATGTGAATTTATTCGCAATGTTTGATTGTGGCGTGTTTGTCATTTTAACATAAACACCCAATCTTGCATCAAAAAATTTAGCACTCATATAGAATTCACTTATATCAATATATTCTTGTTTTCTTAACCAATATATATGAAATCCCTCTTTATCACCAACATAATCCAAACTAAATTTTGGTATTCTTATATCAACATTAGAAAGTAAGGTTGTTAATGATACAGATTGGGTAAATCCTTGTTGTACAGGTAAAATAATCGTTAAATATAATACTTGAGTTTTTTCATCATCAGTATCATATAAATCCAATTTAAAAAATGATTTAGTAAATGGTTTTGAGTAATAATAAACCTCATCAACTGTAAAACCTTCATCTAAATAACTATTATTCCAATTTGTACTAGTAACCAATGGTGAGGTTATAGGTGATACATTATCATAAAAATAAAATTCATAATTTATATTTGTTTTTTCAAAATTTAAATTATCAACATACTCATTATGAGAAAACTGAAGTACCTCAAAATCATTTACGGAACCAATTACCTCTTTGATCATTGTTTCCTGATAAACTTCAATACTATCATCCCTTCCAAGAAAATCCCAATTCATTTCCAAAGGAATATTAAGATACTGATCGTTCTCAGGTAAAACTATTTTATATTTATTCACAATCATCTACTATTGGTTCTGCTATTACGGTTATGTCATCAATACCCACATTATCACCTTCAGGTGTTATTCTAAAAATGGTGTTTACAAATGGGTAATGTTTACCATTTATAAATGGATAGTCAACTCCAACCCCATCGTTATCAACAAACCCATATGGATATATATCTCTCCATCTAAAACTATTTGATAAGTTTGAATAAAAAGCGTAATCAGGAATGTTAACAACTTTTAATGGGTCTCCTTCCTCAACATATGTTGAATATCTTCTTATTACTATTGGGTCATGGGGTTTATAATAATAACCAAATTGATTAGATTGTGGGGCATCTGTATTTAACCCAAAATAATTTTGATTAAATGTAATTTTTTGATTGTACCTCGAAATCACCCTTTCAGTTTGTTCATAATCATTCCACTCACAATAATCACCATCAATTAAGTCACCAGATTTAAGATTTTCATTAAAAATAAATGGTCCAACCGGTGGAACTGTTAAACTATTGTATGTATTAGTTGAGATATTTGTATTAGATAAAGGGTTTGAAACGTCCCACCAAGGATTGGGTATCGTATTACTAAGTGGTGTATTAAAATCCCAACCTTGTTTTAATCTTTTTGTCCACCCAAAATATCCTTTCCATACCGTTGTAAAGTATAATTCGGATATAGGTCTGTTTTGATTATCCCTAAGTGGTTGTACATCAATATCCACATTAAAAGAAAGAGAATATGCTTGACCCCCTTCTTTAACAGATGATCTTGACACATTATTTGGTGTCAACACCGCGGTTTCAAATTTAGTTTTTGGAATATAAATATTTTGTTCAAAACCAGCCTTTACTAAAACCGCATCTTCAGCGTTTGTTAAAATTTTATGAACTCTTACATAATATTCCGATTTAGTTTCATTAAGGTTACTTCTATTAATAACCCTTTTAAACGTACCAATGTTACCATTATTAAACGTTGTACCAATATATCCAATATTATATATGTTAAAAATATATTCATTACTACCAAAAGCCGGATCCCCCAAACTAATTACCTGAAATATACTTGTGTTATTATAAGTTAAAGATAGTTCAACAAACTCATTAACATTTAAACCATGTTTCATTGGACATCTAAATGAAATGACGGGTCCGAAATCATCATTACCTTGACTAATTATAAATGGTATACCATCTGAAGCAACCCAAGCCCAACTTGCGGTTGTTATATTATCAATAGCATACATTTGTCTATTGGGTTCATTAGTAAAACCATAACTGATATAATGTGTCCAATTATATGTACTGGCACTTTTATTAACAAAATTTATATGGTTATTTGGTGGTACGGTATAACCAACAATATTATTGTCGGTTCTTATAAAATCAAATTCAAAATATTGAGGATATCCCTCCCAAAGCACACTTAAGTTAGGTTGTATTGGGGGTAAGTTACCATTAGGAAACGTAGAAATTGTGTTAGCAATTGCATTAGTGTAATATAGGTTGTTTTTAAAAGGAGCATAATTTGTTGTTCCCGTATATGTATTTTTAAAAATGACCGAATATTTTGTCACAGGTCTAAAAATAGTCCCCCTTTGTCTTTCATCACTAAAAACTTGTTGTAACCCCAAATCAACATTTCTATCAAATTCAATTAATTCTTTTTCATTTTGATTTAAATCAACATTTACGGACAATACCGTATTTGGGGACGCTTTGTATCTCAAAGACCCTAAAACAATTTTTGTTGTGTCATTTACTCCCATTATATGTCTGCAGTATCAATATATTTTTTTATGAATCTATTCATCGCCGTTTTTCCATTATTTAACCCAAAATAAAAATGACTTGGAGCTCCAACCAAATAAACATTACCATTTACTGTGAATGAAGGCTCAGGTAATCCTGTATTTTGATTAAAATTTGTTATAAAACCTTGAGGTAATAACGGTAATGGATTACCAGGTTGTAATGCCGGTGTTGTAAAATAAGGATCAACACTATAATCTAAATCTTGATACCCTTTTTTGAAGAATCCAACACCACCACTTTGGTTAGGGTTTGTATACCAATTATTAGATTCCGCACCAAAAATAACATTAGATGGTTGTAATATCCATTTATAATGTGGTACCACTTGAGTTTTAGGGTGTCCATAAGCATCTTGTAATAAAGGCGATATGTTATAAATTTCAATTCCTGGCGTTAATTTTCTTCTATATGAATATTCAACATTTGATGATCTATAAAACACTCCGAATACTGGTCTACTTGTTGGTGGTGTTTGACCATCATCACCAATAAAAATATCCACATTACCATAATTTTCATCAATAAATGGACTTATTTTAAATTCAGAGTTAATTGATAATGCCTGAGCAAAATCACCATCAATTCTATCTCCACCTCTACTACTATTAAAAAATTGAGTTATACCTTTACCTTCCGAATTATTACCTCCGGTTGTAATAGGTATCATTCTTTGTCTAAAGCTTTCATTCAATATTCTTGATAAAAATCCAATTTGTATAATATCAGAATTATCATTATAACTAGTTGATCTATATTGATCACTCATATATCCCTTAAAATTAGGATTATTACAAATTTCACTTATATATGAATCTCTTGGTCCCATGTCTAATATTGTAGTTGGGAACATTATATTTTTATCGTTATATCCAGGTTTAAAATTAAGTGTTATCCAATTTGGTGATTGTGGTATTTCTTTACCAATAAATTCTTGTGAATTATCACTCCATGGTGAACTTCTATAATAAAAATTATTACTTATATTATTGTATACAACAATATCTTTACAATATACATAATTAGGTGTTGATATATTGGTGAGATTATTTGCAGGATATATTGATCTCTTATTAAATGATGGCATATATAACGTACCATTTATCCAATTGTTTTGGAAAGTTTGTGCGAATACTCCTCTACAAGTTGCAAATACTAAAGTAAACCTTGTTTTCCACTCCATAAACAATCTAGCATCATCACCAAACGCCTTTCTTATTAAATAATAATGTTTATCGTTATCACTATTATCTTTATTTAGTAAACAATAACAACCTTTAGTAACTCTATTTTCAGCAATAGAACATTGGTTAGCCGGTATAACTCCCACATTATTTCCACTACCTGAATAACATTCTAAGGAAATTAAACCTTCACAAGTTAATGTTTGTGTTAAACCTGTATTACCACTAAACTGATCTAAATTTTCCGCAATTTCATAAATACTTGCAAAACTATTTGTTTCTTGATTTATTACCCCATCTGTTTTATAATAACAAAATTTATTATTTTGATGTAAGGCATACGCAGTTCTATTACCAGGTGCAGTGTCAACACAAGTAGACGTTGGTAACCTATCACTTCTCATAACAATTCTACCACTATTACTAAAGTTAACACCTAATAATGAAGTATACTTGAAATACGCCGGAGAATATAAACCATAAAACTGATTAGACCCTATTGGGTATCCATACGTATCTTCATTTGGAACTGTTGTGTAAAAAACACCAGCTGTTGTAAATGAAGTATTAAATGAAGCCGCAATAAATGGTCCACCACCAATATAATCTGGTTGTAATCTTGGTAACGTAAAGTTTGTATTACCAAGTAAAGTCCATGGGTTTGAGGAAAGTAGTGATTTTTGTTGGAATGGTATTCCCGCCACGGGTGTATATGGGTTTGTGTTGGCATTATACGGGGTTGTCGTCGTATCGTCTGTTGATAAATAATAATATGGTAATGTTGATGTAAATCCAGTGTAATTTGATGGAGTTATATTAAATGTAAATGATGGGAAATATAAATTGTTTACTGTGTTATTTGATGTATTATGACTTAATGGTGCGGATCCAACAGGTTTAATTGGTTGGTTAAGATAATAATCACCAATAACCGTTAATCCCGGAACGTTCCATGTTGTATTACCAAAAATACGAGAAAGATCGTAACTTATATTTTGTTTTTCTGTATGTGGATCCACACCTCTAACAAACATTATTACCTCATAATTTAAATTATTGGCCAATGAATCGAGTGAATCGAAATTATTCACTTGGAGTTGTGGTATATTATTTACGTTATTATATGTGTTACCGTTAATAAATGTAGGTGGTGTAATTGGAAATGATATTGAATAAGATGCCGGAGTATTGGGTGATACAGATGACGGACGAGATATTATATAACTTATTTTGTGTCTTAAAAATCTTTCAGGAAATAACGTATTATTTGTAAAATTTGCCATTGTTATAAATTGTGACACAGTAACTCCCGTTATAACTTGGAAATATTCCATGTCTGTTGGGTATTTTAAATAATCCGATTTAGTTGTTGCCGTGACTGTATCACCAGTTTGTATAATATTAATGAAGACATTGGATGCCGCACCATTAGTTGCTGCATACTGTAAAGGAACTGATATTGGTACGACGTTAGCAGTTGTATTTGGCGCCGCAGATAAAACGGTTGTTCCTGTCACCGAATTATTACCAAAATCATTTAATGTTGCCCCCGTTAAATTTATATTTCTTTTTATAACTAACCCATTATCAAAATTAGGGTCTTGAAAAGTAACAATTTCCCCTATACCTAACTGTTGTGCTGTACCAGGATTAGCCAGAACAACAATAATTTGATCCGTAAATGTTGATTGGGTTCCTAAATTATATGGAGCCACACTTAATTGTGGATTTACGGTTGTCCTAATGACATTAGGTGAATTATTCCCAAAATATTTATCTCTTGTATTAAATTCATTTAATTTTTGTGGATAAGTTTCAGTTCTAGGAAATCCAAACCACCTATAGTGAACACCAAGATCTTTTTCCGCAGCAAATAAAAATGGTTGAGGAGCATGATACTTATTAAAAGCATTTGGATCAGTAGTAGATGAAAGTATGTCATATCCCGAAAATAATCTTCTAAAATCTAAAACCGCATCAACAACAACATCACCACCTACCTGATCATCTACCACTCTATTTAGTAATGATTTATACTGTATACTTGGACCAAAAGATCCTGCCGCATAAAAATACCCTTTATCATTATCATCACTATCTTCACCAGGGAAATTTTCTAAGTTAGGGTGATTAACATTATAAGCCGAAGATAAATTGACAGGTGCAATAAATGATGTTGATTGAGCGTACTGTATATTACTATCATCTAAACCGTTTTGTTGTTCTTCAATACTTGCGTTAACCGTATTTTCATCAATATCGTCATCTATTTCGGCGTTACCACAATCACAATCACAACTTGTACATTCAGGATAAGATAACATAGGTAAACCTAATCTTGGAAAATTATTTATCTTAACTAAATAAATCGCGGTAAACGCAATGAAGGCCAATGATAAAGCTAATTTAAATAATGCGGCTAAAAGTTGTGCGGCAACTCTTAATATTAACCCCGCATTAATAACAGGACCTCCCGGAATCGAAACTGCCGTGAATTCTAAAAGTGAATTAATAACATCAATTCCTTGTTGTACCGCCTGATAACCAAGATAAATACCTAAAACTATTAATAGATATTTTAAAACCGGCCAAATCAAAGCAATAAAATGGGCAATCCATAATATTATTAATATTGGTATTGCCAAAATATTCATTAACAAATTAAATAAGAAAAATATAAAATCAAAGTTTCTAATTATATCATTAACAGGAAATGTATTAACTGTAGATTTACAAGCTCTATCATCAATCTCTTTAATACCTAAGTGTTTTGCCCTACCAGCACCCTTTTTATATCGATCCAAGAACATTGATGTTGTATAAATTTTATTATAATTAAATTCATAAAATTTATCTTCACAATTAATTGCTTCTTGTATCATTTGTTGTCCAACAACAGTTGTGTTGTCACCATAATCATTCCAATCTAAACTAAAAGCGTATGACCTTAACGCATCAAATGTTGGTTGTTGATAAAAAGTATAGTTAAATTGAGTTAATGTTCCGGGGTTAGTAGGAACAACATTTATTGTAAAAGTTGTGGGAATTACGGTAATTGGAATACTTTCTAAATCACCAAAATAAGGGTTACCATTTAATAAAACCGTGAAACTTTGAACGTTAATTTTATTATCTAAAACTAACCCCCCTGTTGAGGTATTATTTAATGAAAAAGTTGATGTTAAAGTACCATTTGGTAATGTAAATTGATATTGTGTAGTAGGATAGTTTATTAATGGATCTATAGCTGAGGTTACCCATCCGTGTTCTTTTATATTTGGAACCAAAAAATGACCTCTTAAAAATGAATTTTGTAAACCTTGTTCATTTTGCCATTTAAATTTAAATCTGTATTTACCTTTAGTTGGTATTCCTTTCTTTGGGTCGTTGGATAAAACCTGTTCACCAAATTCATTTGTAATAATATAATTTAAGTTCATTGGCACATTTATTAAAAATGCACCATCAGTATCAATGACTTTACCGTCCTCATCCAATTCATGTGTTTCAAGAATTGGTCTTCCATCTTGATCAATATCAATAGTTTGTCTAATTGTTAGTATTTGACCAGGACCCGCAATTAACTCACATAAATTACCTGTATCATTTTTTGGTTTACAAGTTGTTGCTCTAACTGCATCATCATCAGTTGTTGAGATTAACGACCCCATAAAAACAGCGTTTGGTTTTATAGAAATATTTGCACTTGCAGTTAAATCAAAATCGGCTCTTGTAATACCTAATAAACATATCTCAGGTTCACCCCATAACGGAGCAACCTCAATAATTTTATTTAAAGTAACGATTTGAGGTAATTCACTAAGATTAGTTGATGTTTTAAATTTAGAACCATTAACTTGTGATTCAACCGCAACACCCGAATCAATTAAATCTTGTGGTGAAAGTGAAAAACAACCAATATCCGATAAATCAACATCCATTAATATTGTTTGAGTTCCGGTTGGAACACCAAATATCATATAGTCACCACTATCATTTGTTCTTACGGAAAATCTATAATACTTGTCATAAACCTCAACATATGATTGATCAGTTAATATTTCTTCTTTAGACGGGAAAGTCCCTGTTGCTGCATGACCTGTATATGATGGATCTTTAGGGAGTAAATTATATCTATACCCATCGGCACTAACATCAGATAATGTTTGATACGGATAAAGTTCAGAAATTATTGGATTATCTATGTCAATATCATCAATTGGAATAAAGACAGATACTCTAGCATTTGGTACACCGTATCCGTTATTAACCAATACTCTACCAATAATAACACCATAATCAGAACACATTCTATTATAGATGTCCCCTTGATTAATCTTAAGTGATAATATCTCTAAGAATTCAAAATCCTGTTCTAATTGAATATTTATTGTCTTCTCAGTACCAGGTGTTGTACGTATTCTATATGATTTTGGCATTATTTATTCTTTCTTGATAAATAGTTTATTTCCTATTTTCAAAAAATAATTCTTTTATTTGAAAAATAAATTATCAGGAGAAATTAATCGTTCTAAAGTTAAGAACATTGACCGTAATATCCTTATTTGGATATCTAATTTGATAGATTTGCATTGGTTCCGCAAATACCGTATCCGCAATTAGTTGGATTTGTTTTGTTGATAGATCCTCATATTGTTGTGATGTTTGGGAAGATGAGTATTGACCCCCAACTTTATTATAAACAAAAATACCCGAAATAGATATTACCCCGTTTTCGCTTTGTATTAATCGTCTTATTTCAGAGATATAAACATTTTGACCCAACCCTCTAACCGCAGGACTAAAATATGCTGTAATGATATTAATAATCTTAGCAACAATGGAACCTTGATTTTGACTTGAATCCAAAATAACATCAACATCAATCGCCAAGTCAATAACATTAGCAGTCTCAACTGAAATATAATCATTTATCATTCTATAGTTTGATAAATAATTTGCCACATTATTTTTAAGTGTGTTTGAAACGATCTCAGTTAAATTACCGGTAGTGTCGTAAGATAACATCTTAATTTTTATTTTATTATTTTCTTCAACAATAGCCACTTTACCAGGAGCTCCAAACTGAGAAGGCATTGTTCTTAATGCCGATTCATAATCATTTATGGTAACCGCTCTGTTTTGTGCTGCAAAGTTATACGTAACATATTGTCTAACCTCTTCAGTTGTTGGTGGGTTAGAACCTCCAATGGCTGCAGTTACGTTATTTACTCTAAGTGAGTTAACAACAGTAGAGTTTATTGATTCCGATGGACCATTAACAAAAAATGATACCGTACCGATTTGTGTTATAATATTAACCCCCAAGTTTGTTGCTTGACCACCACCTACTCGGTACTGAACAAATAACGTAGAGTTTGATTTTAACGCACTACCTAAAGCAAGGTTATTTACATACTTATTTAGATCAAACCCGACCCCGTCTCTCGCAAATTCTCTTAACTGTTCGTCAGCGGATACATTTCCACCCCCAAACGTTAACTTACAAAATCCTTCAGGTGTGAACTCACTAATGAATTTAGTGTTTGTTACGATATATTTACCAACTTTAATACCCGGTTGGTCTGATGGTTTTGTCGGATCTTCAACAAAAACTCTATCTTCCGCCAATGCCTTTACCTCATACCATCTATTTTCTAAACCTAAAAATTCTTGATTTGGTGGTGGTGTAGTATATTGTGTACCATCTTTAAGTAATACACTTGTAATACCCAAAACATTT